AAAGCCACTATGCCTATGTATAAAGCCGGAGAAGATATAAGAAGCAAAATTATAAAAACGGCGAAAGAAATATTTTGAAAGTAGGTGGTTCATATGTCGGTGGAATGGGATGAATTAGTGCCATCTACTGTATTCACAAGGATAAAAACAAACTTTTCAGATAGTTTGAAAAAAAATTACAAAATGACAGACAAAAACTTTTCTTCCGTTGGCAGTAGTAATACACCAGCGGTTTTTCCTTTTGTAAGATTGCAATTGTTACCCGGTTCAGAAATCGGAGAAGATTTAGAGGGTGACAAAATCAATGCGGAAAAGTTTTCTTTTCAAATTGATGTGACTGATAATAAATCACAGTACAGAGCAAAAGAAGTAATGAGAGAAATTAAAAGGATTATGAAAACAATGCGTTTTCGTGGTTCTTCAATGCCTACGCAAGATGATACAAAAGATACTTACCGGCAAACTGCTAGATTTAGCAGAACAATCGGAAAGAATGACATATATTGACGTAAATACAAGCCGAAAGGCTTTATTTTTTTTATCAAATTTAAGGAGGTAACAAGATGGCTTCAACAAGTTATTTGGCAAGAATTATCTACAAAGAACACAGTGAAGATGGATTTGCAGGAACATACAAATTGATGTTACGTGCAAAATCAATTCCATCGCCAACATCTGCACCGAACACTGTAGAAAGTACCACGATGGAGGATGATGCACAGACCTTTGAAATGGGTATTAAACAGTCTGACGCAAAAGAGTTTACAGGAAACCTTGAAAAAGATGATTTTAGTGCTCTTTTGAATGTTGAGGGTAAAAAATGCGACATTATTCAGTTGTATGGAACGGATGGCGTTGGTGGTGTTGCCAAAGCAGCATATGTAGGGCAGATTACACCTACTGTAAATGATGTAGGCGGCGTAGATGAAATTCTTGAAATGACCGCTACCGTTGTTCAGAATACCGTGCCTAAATGGGTTACTGACCAACTTACAGTCGTTGATAACAAGGATGGTACTTTCACTGTTACAAAAGTGGGGTAACAAGCTATTCAACGAGAAACACTAAAAAGGCTGTGTTGAGTAGCGAGGATGAAGAGACAGCCGAACCGGAACTCGAATAATATATGCAGTAAAAAAGAGAGCCACCTTTCGGGGTGGCTCCTTTCCACTAAAAGTGGGGAAAGGATAAATCATTATGGAATTAAAAGTTAAAGGTAAGGAATACAAGGTTAGATTTGGATATAACAGTTTCTGCGACACAGATTTGATGGACAGAACAAAGGATTTGCTTGGAATTTTTGACAGTGAAGAAGTTGAAAATGACAGTGATGTTGGCGGCATTGGCAAGGTCAAAGAATTGTTTTGCTGTGTTCGTGATTTGCTTTACGTTGGATTTCAGAAAGAAAATCCAGTTGAGAGCGTTCAGGAAGTAGGAGATATTCTTGACGATTACCACGATGAATCGCCAGATAAAGGAATCCTTGATTTGTTTACGCAGTTGACGGAGGAATTGATGAGTAAGGGTTTTTTGGGAGACCTGTTAAACCAGATTGGGGAGACAGAGGAAGCATCGGAGAAAGTAACGAAACTTCCGCAAGACCACAAGAAACCACAGAAAAAATAAATAAGTCATACTCGGATTTTATATATGAAGATGCAATACCTCATTATCTTTCCTATGGAGTTTCTTACGATAGGATTATGGAAAGTTGTCCAAAAGACTTATATCCATATGACAAAGCACATGAACTCCAGTTAAAAGAACAAGATGAATTGCAACATATATGGTGGGGAAATTATGGAATATCTGCTTTGATTGTAGCCATAGACAGTTGCTTGAATGGTAAATCAGCAAAATCGGAATATATTAAAAGTCCAATTATGTCAAAAATGTTTGAAGAAGAATATATAGCAGAAAAAGAAACAGAAGAACAAGAGATAAAGAAAGCAATTGAAATTGAAAAACAGTGGATGGCAAGGTCTATGAACAAGGGATTGCCAGAAACAATCATATAAGGAGTGTTGAAAAATGAAAAAAAAGCATTCAATTAGAATTGACAGAAAAAAGTTACATCCATGGTTAAACTACAAACTTGGACTTTTGCTTAAAGAGTGTGAAAAAAATGGAATCTATCTGATTATCACAGAGGGACTTCGTACAAAAGCATATCAGGATTCGCTTTATGCAAAGGGAAGAACAAAGCCGGGCAAGATAGTAACAAACGCTAACGGAAGTGCGTATTCTTCTCAACACCAGTGGGGTATTGCTTTTGATATTGCAATCAATGATTCTAAACTGCTTTATAACGATAAACTGATTAGAAAAGTTGCTAAGATTGCAAAATCAAAGAAAATCGGTTTGAAATGGGGAGGAGATTGGAAATCCATTGTTGATACTCCGCATTTTTACCTTGGAAAGTGGGGAAGTACAACAAGTAAATTAAAATCAACGTATGGTTCTTTTGATAAATTCAAGAAAACATGGACCGGTAAATTACGTTGCAACACATATTTGAGGAAAGGACGTTTGTTTACGTCTAAAAAACTTATGATAATCAAAAAAGGTGAAACCGTACGGATTCTGTGGAAATCAAAAGTAAGCAGAGTTGCCAAAATTGAGTATGCAGGAAAGTACGGTTTTATTAGATTGAAAAATCTTGCGTAATGTAAATGATAGATAGTGAGGTGTTAGTATGTCAGAAACAGTTGAATCGTTGGATATTAAAATAAATGCAACGGCAAAAAGTGCCAAAGATGAAATTACAAATCTTGTTGGTAAAATTGATGTATTAACATCTGCACTGTCTAAGATTAACGGTAGCAATTTAAGTGGACTTGCAAATGGAGTATCAAAACTTGGAAATGCTACCAAAACATTAAGCGGAGTAAAGGCAACCGACTACAATAGAATTGCAAAAGGATTTGAGCGTTTTGCGAAAATTGATGTTGGTGGATTATCTCGTACTGCCAGTGGTTTGAATACACTGGCAAATGGTCTTAACAATCTTGGAAACATTCAGAATCTTGGTGGCATTACATCTGCCGTAAATGCAGTTAAAAACCTTTCGAAAGTGAATATGGCTGGATTTGATACATCCAAAATGACAAAGATTGCAACTTCTGTTTCAAATTTAGCAACCAAACTTAGCGGTGTATCTGAAATTGAAAGCACTGTGACACGTGTTGTGGGTTCATTGGCAAGACTTTCTAATAGCGGTCAGTATATTAGTAATGTAACAACAGAATTTCCGGAATTAGGAAAGCAAGTAGTAAAACTTGTACGCAAATTATCTTCTGCAAATGCAATTGATATTAGCATTACAAAAGTTGTAGAGGGTATTGCTAAACTTGCAAATGCAGGGAAGCGTGTTGGCGAAACAGTTGCAAACCTTAAGAAACTTGGTAACGGTGTAATAAATTTGCTGAAAAAACTGCAAAATGCACCTCAAATCAACTCAAACGTAGCCAACACAATTCAAGGTCTTGGAAACCTTGCGTCAAGCGGTAGTAGAATTTCCACTGTTTCTGATAGAGCATCAACAAGCACTAAAAAACTTGGAAATGCACTTAGTTCATTAAAAGACAAATTAAAAAGCGCACATAAATCATCAAAAGGTTTTGTAAGTAGCATCGGTATGTTTTATGCTAAATTCTTTTTGGTAATTCGTGCTGTAAAGAAATTCGGTCAAGCAATTGGTTCGGCGCAGGATTACATTGAGGAATTTAACTATTTTTCGGTTGCGCTTGATAAGGTTGGAAAAGACAGTGCTAACCAGTTTAAGAAAGCCGGTTATAATAGTGCGGAAGAATATGCAGGAAGTTTCCGTAAAAGATTTGGAAAACTTCAAAAGCAGTTGACTGGATATGATGTTGATTATAACACAGGAGATGCAACAAATACTTTTTCACACAACCTTGGTTTGGATTTAACAGAGGTTATGAACTACAACGCCGCTATTGCACAGATTACGAACTCTGCCGGTATGCTTGGTGAAACGTCGATTGCCACTTCAAAGGCACTTACTATGTTATCAGCAGATTGGGCGTCTTTAGCAAACTTAGACACTGCTGATGTTATGCAGAACTTCCAATCTGGTTTGGTAGGTCAGTCTAGGGCGTTATATAAGTATGGAATCGACATCACCTCCGCAGGCTTAGCACAAACTGCTATGAATCACGGTATTACAGAAAGTATTAAAAACCTTTCGCAACAGTCCAAAATGCAGTTGCGTGTTTTGACTATGTTGGAACAGTCAAAGGTTGCATATTCCGACCTCGCCAAAACAATTAATTCGCCAAATAATCAACTTAGGATGTTGGATGCTGGATTTAAAAAACTGGCTTTGTCGATAGGCGCCTTGTTTATGCCGATTGTGCAGAAATTGTACCCATATATGAATGCTATGGTTATGGTTTTGCAGGATTTTGCACAGTGGGTAGCGAAACTGGCAGGAATCAAACTTGGTGATACGGATGGTCCACGAAAAACACCAGAAGTACCGGACTACTCCGATGCGGCAGATGATACGGATAAAGTTGCTAAGAACATGGATAAGACGGCTAAAAAGACCAAAAAAGCCGCCGACAATTTGCAGGGATTTGATATTGTAAATAAATTGCAGGACAACAGTGATAGTGATAGCGATGACGATGATAACGATAAGAATGCCAATATTGACCTTTCTAAGGATATTAGCGACGCATTAAAGAACTATGAAAAGATATGGGATAATGCTTTTAAGAGCAACCAGAACAAAGCAGTTGAGTTGTATAAGAAGATGAAGAAAGCAATCCTTGACGCATGGAAAGGTGGAGATTTTACTTCTCTTGGTTCGGCACTGGCTAACTGGATTAACAAGGGAATGAGAAGCATTCCATGGACAAAGATTAAAAAGACTACGAAGAAGATTGCTAAATCTCTTGCTACGTTTTTGAATGGATTTGTTAAAGACCTTGATTGGACAAAACTTGGAGAAAATTTCTCCGAGGGATTGAATACATGGTTTGAAACATCATACACCTTTTTCAAGACGTTTGATTGGCTCAAATTCGGTCAAAGTATTAAAGAGGGTGTAACATCTGCCATAAATACGTTTAATGCCAAATTAGCAGGTAAATCGCTTGGAGCGAAGTTGCGTGGAATGATTCAGTTTGCTTTTGGATTTATGGTAGACTTCCCATACAAAAACCTTGGAAAGAAAATTGGAGATTACATCAACGGATTTCTTGAAGAGATGGGAGAAGTACGCAAAAATACTGGATTAACTGGATGGCAGGAGTTAGGAAAGACAATCAGTGATGGAATTACTGGAATACTTGATACGATTGACACCGCACTTTCTACCGTAGATTGGTGGGAAGTAGGAAAAGCAATTGGAGATTTTCTTTCTGAAATAGAATGGGGAAAAACACTTTTGAAAGTAGGGAAAATAATAGTCAAAGCATTGTTTAGTGCCTTGAAAGTGGCTATTTCTGCATTTGCTAGAGACCCATTAGGTATTGCATTTAAGTTATCAACGGTTATTGCTGGATTTATGGCTTATAAAAAATTCAAAGCCGTATGGGGCGCAATGAAAATAATGTTTGGAAAGGGAATACAAGATTCTCTGGTTAAATCAGCAACAGAAATAAAATCGGAAAAAATAGCGTCAGCATGGAGCAAGAAATTTAGTACAATAGGAACAAAATTAGGAAAACTGGTTGGAAAACTTATGGTTGTTGAAATTGCTTTTCAGATTGCCGGCGCAATTACTGATAAGTTGCTTGAAGCATCTGGCGGTGACAGCAAACAACTTACGAAAAACTTAAAAACTATATACGGAGAAAAAGGTGGAAGTTTTGCCGCTGCATTGCTTTCTACGGTTTCAGGAATTACTGGTGGTGATTATCAATCAACGTATGGTTGGAACGCACATGCTGGTGGTGATGTAGACCTCAAAAAAACAATTTCACGATACAGTGAATTTTCAAGTGAATTAACTGAATTACAGAAAAAAATGGATGAACTTGGTATTGCCGCTCTTACGCAAAATAGTATTTTAAGTAAAACAGGAAAAAATTTGCGAAAAGGTATTATCACAAAAAAATCCGTAAAAGAAGCAGTTGGCAAAAAAGGAATAAAAAAGGATGAATTGCAAAATCTTCTTGGTATAAATGGAGCAGAAAAAACAGCAGATTACGAAAAAGCACAAAAGAAATTAAAAACTACGATGGAAAAATTAAATGTTCCAGCAAAAGAACAAAAGAGTATTTTGAAATCGTTGGAAACAGAACTTAAAAATGGTGAAATCACGTGGGAAGATTACAAAAAGATAACAGATAAGAACTACAAGTCAACAGACGCATTGAAAAAGAAAATTGATTCATTGAAGCCAAAAGCAGTAAAAATCAAGGCTGAAACATCTGGCGGTGATGATGTTGATAGTTTGCAGGGAAAAGTAAACGGATTGCAAGGCAAGACAGTAACTGCTGGCGTAAAGACCTTTGGTATTAAGAATCTTGGAGATTTAGGTGTTGCGATGAAAACCATGAAAAACCGTGATATAAATGTGAATATCGACCCTAAACTCCGTAAAGGTTGGTATAACGCAGTTAAAGCACAGTTACAACAGAAAAAGTTTTCATTGGATGTTTCGGCTTCAATTAACAATGTGACAGAGGGTAAATTAAAATCTTCTGTTAAGTCGATGGACGGAAGAAAAGTAAATTACGGAAAATTGACTGCTGCTATAAACAATGCCAAAAACATAGTGACAATAGGTCAGCAAGGGCAGATATTTGTAAATCATGCAGAAAAAGAACTTATCAAAATGCTGAAAAAGTACGGATTGAATTACGAGACTTATGCTAACGGTGGATTTCCAGAAGATGGTTGGTTCCGTGCAAGCCACGGCGAAATGATGGGTAAATTCGACAATGGTAAGTCCGTTGTTGCAAATAACAAACAGATTACGACCGGTATTTCCGAAGCGGTTGCACCGGCTGTTTATGCGGCTACAAAGGCGGCAATTAAAGAGGAATTATCAAATGCGAATGTCGGTGGCGGTGATGTTTACCTTGACGGAACAAAAGTCACAACAACAATTATGAACAACGCAAAGAAAATCTCCAAGAACAAAGGAATTTCTTGGAATATGGCTTAAAGAAAGAGGCTCATGCGAATGAGTCTCTTTTTTATGTGAAAAAGTTAGGAGGTGTCATATGGCATTTACGTTGAAGTTTGGTTGGACTAAGGACAGTTTAGAAGATATGCCAACACCAAAATATGAGGGATGGAAAATCTCACGAGAAAAAGTGTGGAACGCAAAAGCAGGGAGAAGTTCAAAAGCACTTTACAACGGAAAGATAGTTGCAAAGAAAGTAACGCTTGACATGGCATTTCCGGCAAATTTGACACCAAGCGAAATCAAGAAGTTGATGAAGTACGCAGACCCGGATGATTTATCAAACCGGTACGGATACATACAGTTCACCAATGAAAAAGGAGAAAAAGAAACAAAGCAGTTTTATTTTGGAAACCCTAGTTTTGACGCAATGACTTTTTTTAATGGAAAGTTTATTTGGTCTAGCATACAGATACAGGCGGTGGAGCGATGAGTTATACAGCAAAAGTTTTTTATGTTTTGGAAAGCGACCCTACATATACATTGAAATATGATTCACATGTAAAAGATGTAAATATCGGAGATTCGTTTAGTTTGTCTTTTTTGGATTTTGACTATAACGGAACTCATTACTATGTAAAATACGCTATCAATAACGGAAGTGTGTATAAACGTGGCGTAAATACGATTGATTGCAAAAGTATGATGATTTCCGATGATTATAGGTATATGTCTTGGTACGTGTTCTGCACAGAAGATGAAGAAGATATTACTGGAGACTGTACAGTTTCCTATACTGACATAGCAACAGAATTATATCTGAGTATAAGTACAGGAAATTCGGATAGTGTAAGCACAAGAGGAAAGGAAACGCTAATATCTGTAAGTATATCGCAAGGTTGTGTTAGCGATTCATTTGCCAGTTATGGCTCTACTTATAGTCCTACTATGAGTTGTGAAATGTATGCAGAAAATAACGATTTTACGGATGCCCTTATTGCAAAGACATATTACGATAATACATTAAAAGGAACTATTGTAAATGCATGGATTCTTATAGGAAATGAATTTGCATATCCGGTACCTATCGGAAGATTTGTTGTAAAAGAAAATCCAACATACAACGGTGATACTGTTTCATTTACTGGAAACGGTTTAATGAGCGAATACATGGATAGGGCCGAAATCGTCATTAGTTCGCTAAACGAATATCACAAAACGGAATTGGAAGAAAAATACGTACCTAGCCAATTGCAGTTTATCTACACACGTGACGACGTTTATTATTGGGAGTATTTGCCGCAAGACTTTTTGCGTGTCACAGGATGTCCGCTATACATTGATAATTGGAAAGATGTTTTATCGTCAATCAAACAATATAAGTTGTACCATTTGATGATTCCTATGTTATCAAATTTTGCAGACAATGATGAGGATGGTTACGATTGGGATTGGGAAAGCAGAATCACATGGAGAGATTTGTTGTCTGGTATAGCAGTTTTGTTACGTGCAAATGTGATTGAAAAAAACGGTGCTTTTTATATTAAGCAGTTACCAGAGTTGCAAGCAGATAACAATTACAGACCTATATTTAATGGAGATACCTATGATTCTAATGCGATTTTCGGAAACAACCTTATGTGTCCAAACAACGTATCTGTAAAGGCTAATAATTGGTACTTTTACGAGACAAACAGTGACTATGTTGGATTTGGATATTACGAGGGTGAATCCACGGTCGTATTGAATGACAAGGCAAGCAGTGTATCGAATGTAGAGAATTATCCAGTGACGATTGAAACACCTTGGATATTATACGAAACGCTTGACAGAAATACGGTTCATACGTATTTAGGACAAGTTACGCCAATGCAGTGGAAAACAGGGTTATCCTTTTTGAACAAGGCGTTTGTTTACCATAAAGCGAGTATCGAAACAATGTACTGGCATCCTCTTATGTCGGTTGGTGAAATGCTTACGTTCGAGGACTATGACGGAGTTAAGAAGTATGTGCTTGTCGGAGAAATGACGCTGCACTACGACGGTGGGTTTTATGCAGAGATTACGTCACCGTGTGAAGTGCAGGAATCAAACTCATCGTCAGTTGGTAGCAGTGGTTCAAATAGTTACAATAGTGGAACAATGGCGCAGGCAAGCGGAACGGTTACTAGTACAATCCTTGGTGCTATTTTCAAGGATGGAGTTATTACAAATAGTAAAATTGCGGATTCCACGATTGAGAATAGCAAGATTAAGGATTCTACAATCACCAACGCAAAGATTGCGGATGCTACGATTGAATGGGAAAAGGTGTCGAAATCTTTTATTACGGATTTAACGGCAGATAATGCGTATATTGAAAATCTGAAAGCAACTATCGGTGAGTTTGGATATATTACTGCCGAAAATGCTGATTTGACATATGCAACTATTACATCACTGCGAGCAGTAGATGGAAAGATAGACACCCTTACAGCCAAAGCAATTACAACGGACAATTTGGAAGCCAAAGTTGCTACCTTAGGGTATTTGTCGGCTGAATCGGCAGACGTTAAATTTGCCACCATAGAAAGTCTTACAGCGGTAGATGGGAAGATAGATACATTGTCCTCAAAGGCTATCACTACAGAAAACCTTAGTGCAAAGGTAGCAGACCTAGGCTATTTGTCAGCGGAGAGTGCAGATTTAAAATATGCAAACATCAAATTATCCAATATTGAAGTTGCAGATATTGCTACATTATTTGCAGAAGTTGGTCTTATTGATAGAGCAACAATCGTAGAAGGACATATCACTGGTTTTTTAGACAGTGTTGAAGTCAACGCCGCAAACATTACGGCCGGCACTTTAGTGGCAGACAGAATATTGCTAAAAGGCGAAAATGGTTTGCTTTATTCGCTGAATAATTTAGGAGAACTTCAAAGTAAAACAGTTGATACTTTGGATGGATATATACTTACTGACCGGACCGTAAATGCAGATAAAATCGTAGCAAAAAGCATAACAGCAAGTGAACTTGATGTTGAAAAGGTTTTTGCGGATTCTGCTGTTATTAAAAAAATATTTTCGCAAGACGTGACGGCAACCGGAACAATCACTGGTGCAACATTAAAAGGTGCAAATGCAGAGATAGATAACGGTTTGATTGGTGGATTTAATATAAAGGAAGATGGAATATCAAAAGCATACACGAAAAGTAGCAGTGAAGCTTCCGAAAAGCAAGATTCATATGAATTAGACATATCAAGCAATGGTATTCCTTCATTTAAAGGAACTGGCCAAATATGGAAAGATAACAGTACAAAAGTTATTTATGAATCAATTTTTGATAACACATTAACAATAGACCAGTATATGTTTTTAAATAATTCAAATATAAAACAATCATGGTTTAGAACGAAGTTTGCTGATTCATATGCCGGAAATATAACCATATCTCAATTAAATGCGAATGGATTAGTGGAAATTAAAACCGCTTATGGACAGGGATATCTAAGTCATACTAAATATGAAAATGGAAAACCCTCGGAAGAACTTCCATTTAGGGTCGACGCTCCTCTTAAGATATACTCTAATCGTAATGCATCACTGACGAATTACGACTTACAAATTTCGTCTAATACTGGAAATCATATGAATCTTGGACAAAGAACGATTCAAGCAGTCGATAAGAACAATGCTGCGACAACTTTATATTTAAACAGCTATGGGGGAAGTGTATCAATTGGTAGAGTTAATGGGGCTGGAACCACTACATTAAATGCTAATGTTGTTTTTGGAAAGCATTGTTCAAGTGTAACAACAACGACGCCGAGTTCAACTACCTTATATGGCATTACCATGAATGGTGGATTGTTCAAAGCCGTAGTATTTCGCAACTATCCAATTGCTTCGGCATCCGCTTGGGCGAGCTTTGTTCAAACAGAGTTAATGCCGGGTGATTCCGGTGCAGCAGATGTTGTCCAGTATCACAACATGGTAACTGGTAGAGGTGAGTGTGTTAGAGTGGCGTTTAATGCCAAGACCGGAAACCTAGCCGTTAATGCACAGTATAACGACATAACTAATGATAACCTGAATGGAATAGCAATATTCCCAGTGTTACAATAAATAATTCAAATTTAGGAGGTAAAAAGAAATGGATGAAAACAAAATCACAATCATTGACTACGTGGAGAAGAAATTGTCTGCTGAAATCGCAGAACTTAAGGTTCTGCTTGCAAAGACGGAGTTTAAGGCTTTTGCTTTGCAGGAAGAGAACGAGCGGTTAAAAGCACAGTTGGCAGAAAAAGAGGAAAAATCCGAAAAGGATGAATAATATTTTTGAATCCTACATATAATATATTACATGGTAATCCCATGTAATCAAGTTTCGGTTTGGGAGAGGGGTTGCAAATTCCCCTTTCCCTACAATTATATGCTAGGAGGAGATTTATGATAGGCGAACGCAGGAAATATAGAAGAAAGTTAAAGAAGCTTATTTCCAGGATGAAAAACGTAGATTCGTTGAGATATTACTACGGGTACATTGCAGAAAAAGAAAGATTGAAAGGTAATACTTATAAGGTATAATGAAATGGAGTAGGATAAAGACCCTACTCCGTTTTTTTTATTTATACAATAATGAATGGTATCATTATTTAGTATCAGTTTTGCTTGCTCTCCAAAGCAGGTCAATTTCCTCTAAAATATATTTTCTTGCTTTCTCATCAAGGGTATAATATTTCTTAATGGCTTCTTTTAGTTCTACATCTTCTGAAATATGAGCGTCCAAAAGGGCATCTTCTTCTGAATATGTTTTATCTTTTCCATTAACCAAATAATCAATAGAGCAATCTAAGCATTCTGCAATTTTTCTAATTTTTGAAATTTTAGGCTCACTTTTACCCTTTTTCCAATCGGAAAATGTACTTTTGGGAAAATCACAATATCTTGCTACTTTTGCATCATTTAAACCTTTTAAATCTCTTAATTTACAGTATCTTTCGTACATAGAAAATCTCCTTATCAAAAAAAGTTGCAATTTCTCAACTTTTAGGGTTGACAAACAAGACTTCCTAATGTATTATAAAAACAAGTTAGGAAATCTCAACCAATTCAAAATTGAGAAATTTATATTATGTTTTTTGCACAATTCATAGTATATACGATTTTCTAACTTTTATCAAGACATAGTTGTGAAAATCGAACAACTAAAAAGGATTTTCGGTAAAAAGACTGTTAGTGTGCCGTCACTAACAGTCCTTTACCCCAATTTTTATACCGTATGCACTTTGCAGTCTTTCGACGCATTGTACGACACCAATGCTTCTTAAAGCACTCTGCCACTTATGCAGTTTGGGTTCAGCATAATTTATTGCCATTAGTTGGCAGATTGCAAGGAACAAGCGGTGTAGTGTGACAAATATCGGAATGTCAACCTCGAGTTTTTAACGAACTTCTCTGTTCGGCTACGCTACACTTGACGTTACATTTCACTCCATTTTAACGTGCTGTGGCTTCACGATTGCGACCTTGCAAATGCGGAACAGGCAAATTCAAAATTGCTTTCAAGGTATACACCTCCTAAGATGAATTTACCTAAAATGGCTTATTTATTATAACGAAAATCCTAACGCAAGTCAAGAAAGGAGATGAGATTTTGGACAAGGGAAATAGAAAGAAAAGTTTTAAAAAGTTAGAATTGCTTGTTAATTCGAGAAACATTACCTTTTATAAATTGGCTGATGAACTCGGATTGGCTAGAAGTACTTTTTCGGATTGGAAATCTGGGAAATCAATGCCAAAGACGGATAAACTGATTAAGATTTCGAATTACTTTGGTGTAGAAATTTCCTATTTTATTGAGTAAAGAAAGGAGTAGACATGAACGATTTACAGATTTTTGAAAATTCAGAGTTTGGAAAAATCCGTACCATTACAAAGGATAATGAGCCTATGTTTTGCTTGGCTGATGTGTGTAAGGCACTTGAACTTACAAATAGCAGAAGTGTAGCGGATAGATTAGAAGATGACGAGCGGTGTAAGTTAGACTTACCCCGTCAGGGCGAGACTTGGTTTGTTACAGAAAGCGGATTGTATGCTGTTATTCTTCGTAGTGATAAGCCGAATGCAAAGAAGTTTCGTAAATGGGTAACTGGCGAGGTGCTTCCATCTATCCGCAAGAATGGCGGTTACATTGCCAATCAGGAGAATCTTACTCTGGAACAGATTGTAGCCAACGCATTAGTTGTGGCACAGAACATCATAACTCAAAAGGACAAGCAGATTGAGGAAATGACACCAAAGGCGAATTACTTTGACGCTTTGGTAGATAAGAAATTGAATACCAACATCCGTGACACCGCAAAGGAACTGGGTATCGGAGAAAAAGCATTTGTTTCTTTTCTTATTGAAAAAGGATATGTTTTCAGACAGGGGAAACATAGAAAATTGCGTCCATATGCCAAATACGCAGAGAGCGGAAACGGCTTGTTTGTCTTAAAGGACAAGCACAACGAGCAGAACGGTTGGGCAGGACAGCAGATGTATGTCACTCCAAAGGGAAAAGAAACATTCCGTCTGCTTTTGGAAGAAAGGGAGTGAGCCTATTATTCAGAAGATGATATTGGCGGTTCTGACATTTCTTCTTATTATAACGGTGGCAACAAGCGTGTTTAAGGATGTATACGCTTACGAGCCGGAATATGCACAAGAAGATACGTTATTTATAAAAACAGAAGAACCGCAGGTAAATGTGATTCCAAATGCAAATACGAACAGTTCTTTGGAATCCGCAAAACACATAAAGCAAAAGAAAAAGTCAAAGAAAAAACACAAGAAAAGGAAAGGAGTCCAATTCTTGATAACTGCATATTGTCCTTGTTGCGATTGTTCAGAGGGGTACGGAAAGATAACTTCTACTGGCAAGATACCAAAGCAGGGAAGAACAATAGCGGTTGACCCTAAAGTCATACCGTATGGAACAAAGGTAAAAATCAAAGGCCTTGGAACATTTATAGCCGAGGACTGCGGCGGTGCGATAAAGGGAAATCGAATTGACATATACTTTGAATCTCATGCAGACACAGAGAGATTCGGAGTGCAAAGAAGAACAGTATTTATATTAGGAAAGGATGAGTGACAATGATTAAGACAGATGCTAAACCGGCAACACCAGAACTGATTGCAAATTTAATTGAACTTGGTGCAATTTATGTGAAAGACGGAGAGTTTTATGCAAATGAACCGGGAACATACAGAAAAGAAAAGGAATAGCACCCTTGACCGCAAATCAAACTGCTATTCCAGTAGTAAATAACTATGTGTTATTTGCGCTCATTTTATCAAATAAGGAGTGAAAAGTCAAGATGAATAAAATTTTATTAAGAGGTACCGTGGCGAGTAAGATTAAATTCTCTCATTCGTCGCATGGTGAGAATTTTTATGAATTTCGCTTAAAAAGCGAAAGAAAAAGCAAAAAAGAGGATGTGATAATCTGCTTGGTTCCGGAAATTATTCTGGAAAAGTGTTCAATCAAAGAACACGAAAAGATTGAAGTCCAAGGAGAAATTCGGACTATCAATAGGAAAAATCATAAGCACATTTATGTATTTGTGCAGGATGCCATGTGCGGTGGAGAGGTAAATTCATTGCCGGACGTAAATGAAGTAAAAATGGATGCGTATATTTGCATTCAACCTAATTTACGGCGAACATCCGCTTCCAATAGAAGAGTATGCGATGTAATTGCCGCAAGCAACAGGCAATACGGTTCCGACTATATCCCATGTATAGCATGGGGGAGATATGCTACATACGTTTCCAAATGCGATGTAGGTACTCATTTGGAAATTGTCGGAAGATTGCAGAGCCGTGAATATCACAAGCATATGGACGATGGCACAGTAGCAGTAAAAACCGCTTTTGAAGTATCAGTTTCAAAAGTTAAAGAAATCGGAAAGGAGAATGAAGAATGATTTTGAAATCATTGCACTTGGAAAATTTCAAAGGGATTAAAAGCCTTGATGTAAATTTTTCCAAGAAAACAAAAATCAAAGGTCAAAATGCAAGTGGTAAAACAACAGTGTTTGACGCTTTTACATGGCTTTTGTTCAACAAGAACAGTGCCGGAGAGGAGAAATTCAATGTTCGTCCATTAGATAAGGATGGAAAACGCATTGATGACGTGGAGATTAAGGTTGTTGCTACCTTAGATGTGGATGGCAAGGAAGTTGAACTTTCAAAGGTTCAGAAGCAGAACTGGGTTAAGAAAAGAGGCACAGATACAGTTTCTTTGCAGGGAAATGTCAATTCATTTGAGATTGACGGCTACCCAAAGAGTGAATCGGATTTCAAGGAATATGTTGCCGGACTTGCAAAGAGCGAGGATATGTTTAAAATGCTTACAAATCCGCAGTATTTCAACTCTATGAAATGGAAAGACCAGAGAAAAATCTTAATGAAACTTGTTGATGATTTTTCGGACGTAGAACTGGCAAAGACAGACGAAAGGTTTTTACCGTTGATTAGTGAATTGGAAAAAGCACCGTCAGTTGAAGATATTCGCTCAAAATTCCAAAAGATGCTTTCGGAGTGGAAGAAGAAGCAGGCTGAAATTCCGGTCCGGATTGACGAAGCTGAAAAATCCAAAGTTGATGTAGATGCTGCAGAGCAGGAACTTAAAAAATCAGACTTGGAAAGACGCATTTCTGAAATTGACGAAAAAATTTCAGATACTAATGGTGTATTAAAGAAATTGCGAGACGAGGACATGAGATTGCAAATGGATATGTCAGGTATTTTGCAGAGCATGAACGATTCCTTGTCTGAAAAGAAAAGAAAAATCGAATCGTCCAATTCGGAAGTCACTTGTGAACTGGAGAATACAAGAAATAAGATTCAGATTTCTGAAAATGCAATTAAATTAAATGACAGAAGTATTTCTGATGCTGATGCCGAGCGAAAGAAATTAGGCGAACAGTACAACGCTGAAAAAGCAAAGGTATTTGATGAAACACCGTTTTTGTTTGACGAATCGAAATGGGTGTTTGATGAAAGCAGTACCGTATGTTCTTTATGCGGACAGCCATTGCCGGAGGACAAGGTTGAGCAGTTAAAGGCTGACTTTGAATCAAGAAAAGTGAAAGCCAAAGAGAGTGCTGCTAAGAGATTGTCGGATGCCAAAGAAGCGTTTATGTCAGAGAAAAAAGATAACTTGGAACGCATTAAAGCGTTTGGTTTCGACAAGAAGCATACCATTGACGGCTTAACAGAAAAGAACAAGGAATTAAATGTACAGATTGAATCCTTGAAAAAACGTGAGCAGGAATTACTTGCAAAGAGCGAAGAGCTTTCCAAACAGTTAGATGAAATTCCTAAAGAAGCTGACTATACGCAGAATGAGGAATACATGAAACTGTATGAACAAAGGGAAAAGGTTCTTGCTGAAATTGAAAAAGAAAAATCTTCCGGGTACAACGAGCGTATCGCAGAGTTGCAGGACGAGAAGAAAGAAATGGAATCTGAACTTGATTCTGTAAAAGAAATTCTTGCCAAAGCATCTATGAATGTTGATATTGACGAGCGTATCGCAGAGTTGCAGGACGAGAAGAAAGAAATTGGACAGAAAGTTGCCGACCAAGAGCAGATTCTTTATCTTTTGGAAGAATTTGTTCGGTTCAAACTTAACAAGATTTCTGAATCCATCAATAGCCATTTTGATACTGCAAATTTCAAACTTTTTGAAATGCAGTTGAATGGTGGTATGAGAGATTGTTGTGAATGTACGGTTAATGGTGTACCGTATTCAACTTTGAATAGCGGTCACAGAATCGTAGCCGGACTTGATATTATCCGCTCTTTGAGCAAGATGTATTGTGTTGAATGTCCTATTTTTATTGACAATGCTGAATCACTGAATGAATATAACGTACCGGATATGGATGCACAGTTAATTCTTTTGAGCGTTTCAGATGATAAAAAATTAGAAGTGGAGGTTTTAGAATGAATTATATCAAAGCAAAATTTCCAAACAGTACCAGAAGCTATACATACCGCACAGAGGATTCAGTAAAAGCCGGTGATACGGTTGTAAATGCAAAAGGAACAAAATTGACGGTCACTAATGAATCAGTTGATATGAAGTGGGTTGAATCCTATGGTGCTGAAAAAGTAGCAGTTGTAAAGAAGTATGAAGAGCCGGAAAAGGAAGAAAGCGAGGAAAAATAATTATGGCAGAGAAAAAAACAGAAGTAGCAAATACTAAAGAAAAAGAACAGGCAGGACTTGTTGTGAACAATGCATTTGTTGATGGATTGGTATTGCAGTTAAAGCAGAAAGAAGAGTATGGTCTTACTTTCCCACCTGATTATAACTATCAGAATGAACTTATGGGAGCATATCTCATTTTGAAAGAAACAAAAGACAATTCAAAGAATCCAGTATTACAATCTTGCTCACAGACATCTATTGCAAATACTTTGATGGACATGGTTACCCTTGGAGTGTCCATGCAGAAAAAACAGTGCTATCCGGTAGCATACGGCGGTAAATTGCAGTGTCAGATTTCGGTGTACGGAAATACTTGCATCGCACGTAGATACGGATTAAAAAGCATTGACGCCATGTGCATCTATGATGGTGACGAATTTAAGTACCATATTGAAAATGCAAGAATCGTAATTGATTCACATTCGCAGGATTTTCTTAACATCGACAAAGATAAGATTGTTGGTGCTTATGCAATTGTTACTATGGATGATAGTAGCCAGTATGTAGAACTTATGAGTATTGCAATGATTAAGCAGTCTTGGAAACAGGGATTTGGTTATAAGGAGAATGGTTCAGGAACTCATCAGAAGTTTACAGACCAGATGGCTATGAAAACGGTCAAAAATCGTGCCTTGAAGTACATCATTCGTACATACGGTACACAAGCCGTAAACGATGCATATGACAACGCAGAATCAACAGAAACAGACGATAGAACCGCTATTGATGTTGAAAACGATATTGCTGAAAATGCCAACTCAAAGCCATTTATTGTCGATGTTGACGCAACAACAGTCATTGAAGATTGTGCCGCAACAGAACAGGATAAAGAAGTTGTTGATGCGGAAGATTCCAAAGATGATAGCGATGGAATTGACTTTTTGAATTAAAAGAAAACGAGGAATAATCATGAGAATTATAAGCCAAAACGGAACAATTGATATGCCATACGATATGTGTTGTGTTTGGAGACAGGAAGAGGTTATTTACTGCCGTGCTATTGGAAGTGATGATAATGTCATGATGGCTACTTATTCGAGTGAAGACAAGGCAGAAAAAGCAGTTGAAATGCTTAGAATTGCGTATATCGGTATGCCTATAGTAATGCAGAATGTTGATGTTTCGGAAGATTTCGCAAAGGAATTTGAAAGATTGAATAAATGCGGCGTGGTGGTGCAAGCAGAAAATCAGCCGTCAAAAGTAGAATACATTAACAATGCTATACTCCAGTTTCCGCAGGATGATGAAATCGAGGTGGTTTAAATGCTTATGCGATGTTGCGGTTCATCATCGGCAGGAAACAGTTACGCTTTAATCAGCAACAATGGTGAGATTCTTGCCATTGAAGCAGGATGCAAATTTCTTGATTTTAAGAAAATGATTGATTGGAAAATAGCAAATGTTTCCGGATGCATTGTAAGCCACGAACATGGAGACCATGCACGTTATATAAAAGACTTTATGCAATCTGGCATCAATGTTTACACGGCAATCGAAACTCAAAAGGCAATTGAAGATTCTACTGGAGAACTTACAGTAGCCATACAACCGCTTAGAGAGTACCAAATTGGTAGTTTTACAGTCACACCGTTTAATGTACCGCATGAATCGGAAATCGAGTGTTACGGCTATTTAATCAAGCATGAGGAAATGGGGAAGCTGCTGTTTTTAACAGACTTGGAATATTGCAAGTATAACTTCTCTGGATTGCAAGTAGAAAACGTCATGTGTGAATGTAACTACTCGATGGAATTTGTTGACCGTAACGAACCGAACTATGAACACCGCCTACGAGGTCATATGAGCCTTGATACGGCACTTAAATTCATATCTACTAACGATAATCCGGCATTGCGAAATGTCGTGATAATACACTTATCAGATAAAAGCGGAAATCCAACACTTTTCAAACAAAAGGTGGTAGAAACGCTTAAATATGACACAGAAGTTTATGTTGCAGAGAATGGTTTAGAGGTTGATTTTAACCTTTATCCTTTTTGAAAGGAGAAAATATGAAGTTATATTTTTACATTTTGAAGAATGACTTTATGGGTTGCGAAGAGAAACCCTATGTTAAATTTGAGGAATGCGAGGTCGTTGAGAAACCAAAAACGTACTATCCAAAAGACGAATTTCCGAGAGAAATTTATAACGCATATATTAGTAAATCAGATATAGGACGTTTGTTTGGATACCGTCACAATATTGTTGTGTTAGAAGAACCAAATGTGAAATATGCAAAAGAATTGCTTGCTGAAAAATATCAAGACAGTATTAAAGCAAACGAAGAGGCTATCGCAAAATATGAAGATATATTAAGTGCAATATTGGAAATGGAGGAATAATCAATGTCAAAAATGTTTGTGAACATAGCATTTACGGATGAAGAATTTGAAGAAAAAGTGAAGATTGCTATGGATAAGTATTGTAATGAAGTAATTTATGCAAACCTTGATGAACAGGTTATGAAAATTGTTGATAAGAGGATAACAAGCCTTTTATCTTCAAACAGTTGGAGTAGCAAAAGAAAAATACAGGGTGTTTCTTTTGAAGAATTTGTGAAACAGAGAACAGAAAAAGCAATCGGGGATTTTGTAGAGAAGAACATTAGAGAAATTATGGCTAAAAGGTTTGCAGAAATCCTTACAGACAAAAGCATGAATTAAGAAAGGTGGAATGACTTATTAACAAAGTAATTTTAATTGGCAGATTAACAAGAGACCCAGAAATCAGATACACGCAGGGAGAAAATTCAATGGCAGTGGCAAGATTTACCCTTGCAGTAGACCGTAGATTCAAAAGAGACAATCAACCTACGGCTGATTTTATAAGTTGTATTTGTTTTAGAAAAACGGCTGAATTTGTTGAAAAATATTGTAAAAAAGGAACAAAGTTGGCGGTTGATGGCAGTTGGCAGACTGGAAGTTACACCAATAAGGATGGAAACAAGGTATATACAAACGATTGCCTTGTTGATAATTGCGAATTTGCTGAAAGCAAGGCAACGGCAGAACAGAATCAAAAAAATGATGATAACACTGGAAATGATGATTTTATGAACATTCCGGATGGTATTGAGGATGGATTACCTTTTAACTAGAGCCTATGGCGGTTGCCAAGCGTGACCGCCAAATAATAAGCAGAAAGGAAGTGATTTAGATGGTTATTTTTGAAGATGAGGGGCAGCAGAGCGGAAAGCATTTGAAAAAACATCATTACTGGAGCAATTCCAACATTGAGGTTAAAAGAGTGCCGCTTCCGGTTGGTGATTACATAATTGCTAACGAGAAATCTATTGATGTTATTTCACGTAAGGAAGATAGAGGAATGAAAGTTAAAAAGATGGATTTCCTTGGGACTTATGATGTATCTGTAGATACTAAGAAAGATATGCAGGAAATTGTAGGAAACATCTGCGGACGTCAGCATGGAAGATTTCGTGATGAGTGTATTCTTGCGCAAAATAACGGAATCAAACTTTATGTATTGATAGAAAACGAAGATGGAATCAAATCCATTGAAGATGTTTCTAAGTGGGACAATCCACGACTTCACCGATATAACAAAATTGCTTATATGCATCGGATTGGTAAATGGGGAACAACAAAATTGCCAAAAGCAAAACCTACCGCCGGTTCCACGTTGGCAAAGGCAATGATTACTATGGAGAAGAAATACGGCGTTAAGTTTGTTTTTTGTTCGCCAAGAAATGCAGGAGAAAAAGTTGTTGAATTATTAAGCAAAGGAGTTGAAACAAATGGCTGACAAGCGAATGTTTTCAAGAAAATTGATTAGTTCGGATGTGTTTTTGGACATGCCATTAACTGCACAAGGATTGTTTTTTCATCTGTGCATGAGAGCCGATGATGATGGATTTGTAGATGCTCCAAACAGAATTGTAAGAGAATGTCAGGCAACGCCAAAAGACCTTGAAATCCTTGAAAGGAAGAGATACATACTCACGTTTGAAAACTCTAACGTGGTGCTTATCAAACATTGGTTTCTGCACAACTCGATTGCAAAGGACCGGTACACGCCAACACTGTATACAGATGAGAGGTCGAGAGTTACCTTAAAATGTGGCAAGATGTACCCAAATTGTAGCAAGAGTGACAACAAGAATTATACAGAAGTGAAATACACTGACAACTATTTGGAAACAGATTGTAACCAAGTTGATAACAAAGTGGAACATAGAGAAGATAAGGTAAGAGAAGAAAAGAAAAGTGATATTGTCGAGCAGAGCACGACGGACACTTCTTTGGTGAAAGAAATTATTGATTATTTGAACGAAAAAACTGGTGCAAGTTACAGATACAGTACCAAAAAGACACAAAGCCTTATCAACGCAAGGATTAAAGAAAAATTCACTTTGGAAGATTTCAAACGTGTAATAGACAGTAAATGCAACGATTGGAAATCAGACGAGAAGATGAAAGAGTATTTGCGGCCAGAAACTTTGTTTGGAACGAAGTTTGAGAGTTATCTTCAAAATGCTCCGAAGATTGCGCAGCCTAGAGCAGAGCCGGAAGAGGTTGTTCCGGAAGTTGAGGAAGAGGAAGTAGGTGAGGACTGGTAATGCGATATAAAGTTTACGAGTTTAACCCGGATGATGCTTACAACTTTGCTCGTCATGTTGGAATTGAGGTTAAGGAACACGGTGGCGAACTGTTTTTTAAGACTTGCCCTTATTGCAAGCCAAGAGCAACAAGGGGAAATGTTCGCACTTTTTCGATAAACCTTAAAACTGGACAGTTCAAGTGTTTAAGAGCAAGTTGTGGAATCTCCGGCAACATGGTAACGCTATCAAAGGATTTTGATTTTTCTCTTGGAAACGAGGTTGACGAGTATTACCGTCCAAAGAAAAGATACAAGCGGTTGAAGCAACCAAAAGAAGCAATTAAACCAAAGCCAGAAGCGATTCAGTATTTGGAAAGCCGTGGTATATCCGAAGAAGTTGCCAAAAAGTACGAAATTACCGTACAGACTAGCCATCCAAACATTCTTGTATTTCCGTTCTATGACGAAGAAGGTGTACTGCAATTTGTCAAGTACAGAAAAACGGATTTTGACAAGGCAAAGGACGCTAACAAGGAGTGGTGCGAAGCAAGCACAAAACCGATATTGTTTGGAATGAAACAATGTGATGATAGTTTTGATACGCTCGTACTCACAGAGGGTCAGATGGATTCATTATCAGTTGCTACGGCAGGAATACCAAACGCAGTGTCCGTTCCAACCGGTGCCAAAGGCTTTACATGGATTCCCTATTGTTGGGATTGGCTTTGCAAATGGAAGAAAATAATCGTTTTTGGAGATTTTGAGAAAGGCTCAATATCTTTGTTGGATGAACTTGCAAAACGTCTAAAAGACCGTGTAGAACACGTCAGAGAGGACAATTACAAAGACTGCAAGGACGCAAACGAGATACTTCTCAAATACGGAGCAGAGCAGGTTAGAAAATGCGTTGAAGAATCGGTTAAGCTGCCAATCGACAATGTAATTGATTTGGCAGACGTAAAGGAACTTGACCCATACAGTATTGAGAAGATACCGACCGGTATTGCGGATGTAGATAACTTGCTTTGCGGAGGAATCCCATTTGGTGTTGTTACTATCGTTACCGGTAAATCAGGCAAAGGAAAATCAACTTTCGTAGGGCAGATTATAACAAGGGCATTAAACAAAGGTGACAATATTTTTGTATATTCTGGAGAAATGCCAAACTATCTTTTTAAGGCTGCGATTGATTTTCAGATTGCTGGACCGGCAAATGTAGTGGAAGAAGATAGGAGAGATTACATAAAGCGTTATGTTCGGAAATCTGCAAAAGATAAGATTGTAGAGTGGTATCGTGGAAAATGTATGCTTTACGACCGCACTATGGTTAAAGATGAAGATACTGACTTGCTAAATACGATTGAACGTATGATAGTAAGCCAAAATGCGAGAGTTATTGTGATTGACAATTTAATGACAATGATAAACAAAACAAGAGTTAAGGGAAGTAAGTTAGAAGCACAGAGCGAAGTTTCAAACGCACTAGAGGATATGGCTAGATTTTACAATGTTTGTATTATCTTAGTTGCACACAAGAGGAAAGATAGCGGAATTGATGATGAAGATATGGACGATTCGATTCGTGGGGATTCAGATATTGTCAATTCGGCAGGAGTGATTATTCACTACAACCTAAATAAAGATGAGAATACGATGGAAAATTATCCGAGAATAATTTCGGTTACTAAAAATCGTGTATTTGGAAGAACTTCATACAGAGGTTGGAAAGTACACTACGATGAAAAGTCCAAACGAATCTACGGAGACCACGATGATTTGAATATTTGTCTTGGTTGGGATAATGAAAGCGGTGGATTTGTCGAGGACTACGATAATTCAATATTTAGTTAGGTGGTGTTTATATGGGAAGCGTAAATGCATCGCAGATTCCAGAAGAACAGCATATGTGGACTGATATTTGGAATTGGCGTAAGAAATATTACTACCCGGAAGATGATGATTCTTGGTGGAAAGAGTTTGTAGAAAATGGCATTGCAATCGGAGAAAAATATGCAACTAAATTATCACATGAGATTATTTTTGCAATTTTTAATGATGTGCAAAATCGCAGTAGAAAATCGAAATCAACGGAGGTATTGAAATGAAAGAAGCAATTAAATTAGTTGAAAAGGCTCTTGAAATTTTGAAGAGCGAAGAGAAAAAGGAAAAGGTTGTTTTGAGGTCATTGAAACTGGGCGAAACATTCATGATTGGAGAACATGAATTTATTGTTTTGGAGCAGAATTACGAAACGACAAACGTAATCTCCAAAAACCTTATGGCTAAAAATGTTCGGTTTGATGGAGATACTAGAGATTACAATAAATCTGCTTTGAAAAAGTATATTGACGAAAAAATCAAGCCTATTATTTTGGAAAATGTCGGTGCTGGAAATCTTGTTGAGCATTCCGTGCCATTGACGAGTGTTGATAATCAGAACGAGTTTAATGATTGTATTTGTGAGGTTCGCCCTATTACTTTTGACGAAGCCAGAGAATACAATGATTTGCTTGTGAATGAAGATTTGACAGATTACTATTGGACAATTACACCGTGGTCTACTGCTGAAAGAGGGTTGAAGTATGCTATTGTAATTGTTTCGCCGTCCGGCTGCATCAACTACTACAATTGCTTCACCATCTTCGGCGTGCGCCCTTTCTGTATCTTAAAATCTAATATCTTTGTATCGAAAGGAGAATAATATGGACTTAGAAAAAAGAGTTGAAATGCTTGAAAAGCGGATTGACAAATTGGAAAGCGAAAAGATGAAAGAAAAACTTACTGGATTAAAAGTTGGCGATTATTTTGAGGTTGCCGGAACAAAATGGAGAATCCTCGACATCAAACCTTGCGGATATGTTTGTCTTTCAGATGTATTAGAGGAAAGCAGAACTTTTGATTCGGAAACAAATAATTGGAAATCAAGTAGTTTGCGTAAATATCTCAATAACGATTTTTATAAGAAAATTGCTGATGAGATTATGGAAAAAAATATTCTTCCGTTTGGAAGAGATTTATTATCTCTTGATGGACAGAATGAATATGGAGATTGCACGGATTATGTATCTCTTCTTTCTGTTGACGATTACAGACAATACAGAAAGTTGATTCCTAACATTGACAAGTGGTGGTGGCTGCTCACTCCTTGGAGTACACCTTGCAACGGATATGAAACGCAAGTATCGGTTGTTTCGCCGTCCGGCTTCTACAACCGCATTTGCTACTACAACGGCGGCGTGCGCCCGCTTTGTATCTTTTCACCTAATCTCTTTGAATCGGAGTGATGATAATGGCAAGTAAAGAACTTACTGTAATTCTAAAAGCAAAAGATTTAGCAAAGTACACTTTGGAAAAGACGTCGAATTGTAATCACTATCCAAAGAAATTTAGATTTTCTCTTGTGGACAAGATGCAGAACAAGTCGCTTGAAATCTACGAATGTTTGCTTGAAGCAAATAGGACAGATATAAAAGCATATAAGAGAGAACGATTAGAGTTGCAGACAAGAGCAATAACACATTGTGATGAACTCTTGTATTACATAGAGTTATCAAACAGTTTAGGACTAATCAACATAAAATGTGTCGGTCATTGGTCGAAAATGGTATGCGATGTAAAGCATATGGCAATCGCATGGAGAACAAAAGACAAAGAAAGATAAAATCATAGGTTATGCGCTGCTTAATCGGTTGTTTCGCCGTCCGGCAACATCAACAACAACAATTGCAACAACAACAACGGCGTGCGCCCATTCTGTGACAAACAGACAGTTAGAGTAGGCATTAAGCCGAAATCAGAGAAAGATACAGAAAAGCACATGACCTTTCCTAAAAGGATAAATACAAAGGAGTTTATATTATGGATGATAAAAGTATTATATGCAATTTTGAGAACCTTTATAACGCTTATAAACGTGCTAAGGCAGGTAAAAGGCGCAATGAAAGTTGTGCTAGATTCCAAACAATGAGCCTGGATGGCGTTCATATCTTGCTAGAGCAGTTGAAAAACAAAACCTACAAGATGAATCCATATAACGAATTTAAGGTCTACGAGCCTAAAGAACGATTGATACGTTCTTGTTCGTTTAAGGATAAGGTTGTTCAACATTGCTTGTCTGATACGATTTTACATCCAAGACTGGAAAGCCAGTTTATCAAGACAAACTATGCCGGGCAGAAAAACAAAGGAACATTGTTCGGCATGGATTGTCTGAAAAAACAGATGTTAGAGTTTTACCAAAAACACAAGTTAGATGGATGGATTTTGAGATGTGACGTAACTAAATTCTTTTATAGTATCGACCACGAGATATTAAAAGATATAGTTGACTATTACTTTCCGGACAGTTACACAATGTGGCTTAACCATTTGCTTATTGATAGCACAGATGGTATCGGGGTGCCATTAGGAAATCAAGTGGCTCAAATATATGCTTTGCTTATGCTTGACGGATTAGACCATATGGTTACTGGCGAGTTTGGAATCAATCTTTATGGAAGATATATGGATGATTTCTATTTGATACACCAAGACAAGGAATATTTGAAATGGTGTCTTGATTGCATAAATCAGTTTGTAGAAAGCCTTGGTTTGACACTAAACGGTAAAACGCAAATTGTTCCGTTCAAGTGTGGAATACCATTTCTGGGGTTCCACCACTACATAACTAAGGATGGAAAGTATATACGCAGGCTAAAAGGTGAAAACAAGAGAAAAATCCGTAAAAAGATAAGAAAGTGGGTAAAACTCATTAAGTCCGAAAGAATGACTGAAATAAAATTTTATGAGAAATACAATGCATGGAAAAATCATGCGTCACACGGAAATTGCGTTAAGTTGTGCCATTCAATGGACTTATATGTGGAAGAGTTGTTTAAATCAAACATAGATAGCAGGTGACGATATGAATGAACAATTAAATATTTTTTCTGTATTTAGAAGAAATTTTGAAATAAATAACAAAATTCGTTTAATTGAATTATTTGCCGGAGTAGGTTCGCAAGCTATGGCACTTAAAAGATTAGCAGCAGACTTTGAACATTACAAAGTTGTTGAATTTGATAAATATGCAATCAAAAGTTACAACGCAATTCACGGAACAGATTTTGAGCCTACAGACATAACTCAAATAAGCGGTTCTGATTTGGAAATAGTTGACACTGAAACCTTTACTTACTTACTTACTTACTCGTTTCCTTGTCAAGATTTATCGGTTGCCGGTAAGCAAAAGGGAATGGTTAAAGGTATCGGTACAAGATCCGGACTATTGTGGGAAGTAGAACGGTTGCTGAATGAGGTTGATAATTTACCACAAGTTCTTCTTATGGAAAATGTACCGCAAGTACATAGTAAGAAAAATATGGACGATTTTCAAAAATGGATAGCATTTCTTGAAAGCAAGGGTTATTCAAATTATTGGCAGGACTTAAACGCAAAGAATTATGGTGTTGCTCAAAATAGAAATCGTTGTTTTATGGTTAGTATTTTAGGCGATTATAACTTTACATTTCCAAATCCTATTGAATTGCAAAAAGTGATGAAAGATTATCTGGAAGATGAAGTTGAAGATAAGTATTACATCAATAATGAAAAATCGCAAAAATTGATACAGAAATTGATTGACAACGGAACACTTCCAAATACAATTGCTAAGAGCAGAGCAGAGCAGAGCTGCGTTGACGGAACAATTAACGAGCCAAGAGAAAAGCAAGTCGGAAACTGCATTAAGGCAAGATATGACGCAGGAATCTCAAACTTGCGGTCAGACGGAAACTGTATTGTTGAAAGGAATGGTTGATAAACAATTAGAACCACAAGCACAAAAAATTGACGTATCATCAACGCTTATGTCAAGAGATTATAAAGGGTTAAATAACTATGGAACCAATGGAGTGATTGAATGGAACCAATAGGAAGTATTTATACAGAAGTTTCAGACAGTTTTCAGAAAGGCATTATCGGGGGGGGGTAGTATCTTCCGATGTGTCAAGGCTGAAAAACACGATTTAGGAGTTGTTTTGATGAATGAAGTTAAAAGACTTGGTAATTTATACGGAGAAGATAGAGGTCTGGATTTGCTGGAAATGTTTGGGGATAAAGACTGTATCGCATCGTCTCTTACAACTATGCAGGGAGGCATGAGGGAACCAATGATTGTAGAAGCAAATTCAATCCGTATGGTTAGAACGGAAGAAGGTAAGGCATTGAGAAAACAATATGAAAGCCACGAAATTGAACACGGATTTAATGAACATAGGCAACCAGAGTTGAGAAGTGATGGTTGCACAAATACATTAAGTACGGTTCAAAAGGACAATTACATTTGCGTAGCAATGCGTGGCCGCAATCCAACAAACCAATCAGACCGTACACCGGGAATTGAGTTGGAACAGACACTTGAAGTAAATACCAATGGCACAAGCAATTGTTTGACGAGTGTGCAGAAAGACAATTTGGTGTTGGAAAAGCCTAACCAGTTAGGATTTATGGATAATGGGACCGGTCAGCATCAATCAAACACAGTGTACGATGAAAAAGCACTATGCCATAATATTACTACTGTTAATGGTGGCAGCACACAACAAATAAAAGTTGCAACACAATACCGAATCAGGAAACTGACACCAAAAGAATGTTGGAGATTGATGGACTTTTCGGATGAAGATTTTGAAAAGGCAGAAAAAGTTAATTCAAATACGCAGTTATACAAACAAGCCGGGAATTCCATTGTCGTAAATGTCCTTGTTGCAATTTTAGGGCAATTGTTGCAAGGGAAAGAAGATTTATACAAGGAAATTATTTAAGAAAGGAAGTGATATTACATGGCAAATAGGCATACAATTACAGACCTTTATCAGATGCAAGCACTTCCATTGTCTGCAAAAGTAAGAATGACAGAAAGGCGAATTGATGATTGGGTAAGCGAGTTTGGAGAAGATGGTGTTTATCTTTCGTTTAGCGGTGGCAAGGACAGTACAGTGTTGGTAGATATTGTCCGAAATGTCTGTGGATATAGGAATATCTCACTTGTATTTGTGGATGTTCCGACACAATATCCAGAGTTAAAACAGTTTGCGCAGACATTTGACAACCTTGAAATTTTGAAACCGAAAATTTCATTTGCAGAAGTTTGTAGTAAGTATGGATTTCCATTATTTTCAAAAGAAATATCAGGATGTGTTGCAGATAGCAGAAAATACATTAGAATCCTTAC